ACCATTTGATATTGTTGGTCACCTGGTACAAATAAATCTGGTTCCATTATCCCCTCATTCCGTCTGGTTGTACATCAGCTCTAAAAGTTCCAAAACGCCAATTCTGTTCTGTTCCTGTATTAGCAATTTTTAAACTAGCAAATCTAGCTCTAGCTCTAGTATCTACTTTTTGTGTTGATCCGGTGACCGTGAATGGTCCAAGTGGAGACGATACTTCTGTGTCACTTGGGAAGTCTCTTAGCAGAATAGTTACTTGAGCATCACCTTGTATTGTTTTAAAATCAGGAACAAATCTTCGCATACTCATAAACACTTGAGCATTACCTTCTATATTCAAACTAAAATCTCCTGATTCAATAAAAGCAGGTATTGCTGTTTTGTTTCCTGCAGTATCAACTTGATCTACTCCAGTTTCCTGTGCGTAATAGGTTGTAGAACCATTTATGTTTGTTACTCCTTGAACGTCAGGAAAAGATCCAGTTCCTGTGCTTGTAAACTCAGTTGCATATGGGACAGAATATAAATTTGCATCTACCCATGTGGTTCTTGACAAAGAACCTGTCACCCAAGTTCTATCTTGATAATTAAAACATACATATCTATCATTAAAATCAGATCCAGCTTTAGGATAGTACCAACAAATCTCTTCATATAAATGATTTAGTCCTGCGTAAACTGATTCACCATTTTGATAATTAACACCTAAGTTATCACCATTCTTTGTTGTAAATACGAAATCTTCAACTTCGCATGGTAATGATTTTACAGTACCATCGAAAACAAAAAAACCACCAGATTCACCCATCCAATATACTGCACCATTTACATATTTCATTGCGTGTTGGCCTATGCAACCACAATTTGATCCTACTTGTCTTATAGAAAAAGTAAAAGGTGGTCCTACAAACTGCATTACATATGCAGCGTTGTCTGTTAAAATAAATGTATAATCTTTACCTTTAACTGCTCCAACGATTTTAGTTCCAGAATCTAGTCTAAAAGTTCCGGCAGTATTAACAGAGGTAGGTGTATAGTCACTTATATTTTCTTGATCTGAAAATCTTATAAATAATTTGTCTTGTGTTCCAGTGTCACCTATAGTTGTTTCAGTTCCTAACATTATCAAGTGTCTATCTCTATCAGATACTAAAGACATAACTGAGGCAGTGGGTGCGTTTGTAATTACAGTTGCTCTTGTGTTCAATGCATTAGAATTTGAATTTATTGGATTCCATTCAAAAGATTGTCCATTCTTAATAGTTGCTATTAATTTTTCACCAAAATTATCTAAAGACCATGACGCAGGATCTGTGGTTAAAGTTTGTGATAAAGATGCAACACCCCAACCTGTAAATACTTCAACACCTGCACCACTGGAATGTGCAGATCTAGTTCCTGCTGCAGCTCTAGTGATGCCAGTAAGATCGTTAGAGGATATACCTGTGTAAGAAATAAATTCTGCACCAACCTTAATTGTTCCTGTTGCTGGAAATCCCGTTGTCGATGCAAGTGTGATTGAAGTTCCTGATCCTCCTGTTCCGGCAGTGTCGTCTAGTAAAGCTCCATTCAATGTGCTAAATACTTGTTGGCCACCTCCCCATAATCCTGTGCCCCAACCAAAGCCGTATGTAAATCCTAAAGCTCCAGGTTTTATATAAGGTGTAACTGTAGCTGACCCTGATCCGTTGACCGTTGTCCCTGCTGCGCTTGCCATAGTTATCGTAAAACTATCACTGTCAGGAACGGTTACTACTTGAAATGGTTTTGTCTCAAAATCAGATGCAACATATCCGGCTCCCGTTGGTGGCGTTACAGAACTAAATAAAAAAATATCTCCAGGTTCCAAAGCATGAGCTGCTTTGTTTACGGTTACGGTCGCTGATGTATTCACAGTATCAAAAGTGCAACTAGTCAAAGCTGTGCCTAAAGGTGTTATATCAAAGAAAGCACCTTCATAATAAATAGCTAAAATCTTATTTGTGCCAATAGCTGCATAACGTCTTCCATCTAAATCAGCCCATACAAATTGTTCTCTTGCAGCACCTATTAAAGTTCCTTCTAGGATTTGTTCCCACCCACCTATTTTTTCAGGTAGTCCATATCTAAACCTAACAAAATCACCGTCAGTCCATCGACCTTCAGCACCAGTCTGAGTGACTTGTTTGTTAAATCCAGGGGCTAAATCTACTTTTGTTAATGGCATGCAATATTATAACATATCTTTTATTGGTAATGAATAGCTAGAACTCCTCTACAATTTTCGTTTGTTGTATTGGTATTTACAAAAGGAATTGGCTTGTCGATAAATATAGCCATATTTCGTTTAGTTTCTATTTGTTTCAGACCATGTATTCTAGTATATCCATTACAAGAATTTAATATTAATAAAAATGTTTTGTAATCTTTGTCTTTTAAAAAATCACTTACGCAATCAAATTCGTTCATTTCTGATTTTTTGGTAAATAACGTTATACTAGACTCTAGTACATATTCAGCCTTAAGATTTTTAAGTATTTGACCAATAATTTCATTGGTAAAGAAACATACTTTTTTGCCTTTTTCTTCAACAAAAAAATGTTGTAGATGTAAATTTTGCCAATCATTAATTATCCATTGAAAATCTTTACTAGAACATATTTTTTCTATATTCAAAAGTAAATCGTGATTAAGGTAATTATTTTCTATTTGTATCATCAGGACTTTGACCTTCAATCTTAGCATCATCCTTAGTTTCAAGATTAGCTATTTTGTCATCAAACAATAATTGAAATTTAGCCACCATAGTAACTAAAACATTTCCAAAATGTCTAAAAGCTTCAGCTGTTAATATTATTTTTTTATGTTTATTTATTATTTTTATTTCATTATCAGAAAAGACTATATCGCAAGATCCATCCTCTTTTTGGTAAAATTTCATATTACTTCCTCATTCCAAAATATTGACGTTTATCTTTATAGTAATCGGAATATTTTCCGTCAGCAAGCACCCAATGTAAAAATACTTGAGCATACCAGTCACCATTAAATTCTTCTCTCCAATGATTTACTTTTGTTCCTCGATAGATTGCACAATCACCTTTACCTAGTTCTATCGGTTCTCCATCCATAAATATAGGCCACTTAGTACCATCACTGCCTATGTGTAATGTTGCAGATAATTCACAAGACGGCCTGTCTATATGTTTTTTTAAATCACCAAACTTAGTATATATTCGTGTAAATGAATAACATGGTAACAATTTATGATTTACTATTTCAGATACTTTAGATGTTGTTTTCAAAAGTAAAGAATCCATTATTGGATCACCATAAAAATATGAATCAGCATTATCACTTTGATCAATGTCAAAATATTTCATATTAGTTCTGTGTTTTATTTCACACCAATAATTAAATAGTTTAACCTCTTCTTCTGTAATAAAATTTTTTACAACTTTATAATTGAAATTTTCTATCATGATGCCCACGCTACCATTGAATATCTTACACCATTTTTTACAGGTGTTACTAAATGAGGAAATAAAAAATTACTAGGCCAAACTATTAAAGTATTTTTCTTTTTTTCTATTTTTATTTGTTTACTTCCAAAAGGTGATTGAAATATTAAATCTCCTCCTTCATAATTATCATTAATTAAATAAATAAAACTTAAAGACCTTGGAAACTTATGGCAATTGTCAGAATGTAATCTATAATGACCACCAACTTCATATTTTAATATTTGCAAATTATTTATTGTTATTTGATTATACTCATAAAATTTTTCAAAATAATTATTTATTTTATTACTTAACAAATGCAAAAAAAGATTTGTCCAATGAATATTTGTAAAGCTTTTTTCTTCCTCAGTATTTTTACAATCAAAAGTAAATACATTTCTTATTGTTTTGTTAATTTCTTGATTTTCACCTCCACTTATTTGACCTTGGTCAAACTCTTTTAAAGAGCTTACATATTTGTAGAAATTGTTAAATACATTATCTGGTAAAAAATTATTATACTTTTTTAAATAACTTTCTAAAGATGTTTCGTTTACTTCCATGATTTTTTATTCCACCACCTTGTTTTATAATTATGAAGAAATTTAAATTGTTGGTAAAATATTCTTTCTATTCTGTTTTCTTCATTACTAGTTACTTCCATTTTCCATGATTCTCTTTTAAAAGGTATAACCTGAACATATGGTGTCCCTTTTTTTATTATTGTTTCTAACATTGGGTATTTATCTCCATTTACAATAATAGGAAAATTTATTTCTGATATAAAAGAATCTGTATCTACTATACCAGGTATTATAGAAAATCTATCGTCACCGTTATTCATGGGTGGTAAAAATAAACATGAATATCCTGGTGGTGTTTTAATTAACCATGGGTTTAATATTTTTTGATAAGAAAGACCTTGATTCTTTTTATGAAATGGACACTCATTACCAAGTTGTTGTGGTGGGTGTAACTGTTCATCTCCCTCTTTGTTTACGTTTAATTTCATTATTGGTATGTTTGGAACTTTACTATGTATTGTAGTATATCTTCCATTTTCATCAGAGTAATTATGTTTTAAATATAAATCAGCTGGTATTTTTAAAAGATAACCTGATGTCAAAGAATCTAAAAAAGGCATACAACCTTTAACAGTCATAAGCTCTGCTGTGTGATCTAATTTTTTAAACCAATCCGGAATATTTAATTTACAAGGTTCGGGATATAAATCTTTTTGTTTGAAGTAACTTTTTTCAGTTGAAAAAGTGATGATTTTGTTAATCATCAAAGATTCATATATTATTTATGGAATTTGTAAAGGATGATAAAATGTTATACCATTTTCATTACAATATTTCTCCCAAGATACACTTATTGGAAATGTAATTGAAGAATAATCAATATTTTGTAAATAATCATGATAAGTTTTAATTCCTGAATACATGCTATTATTTGGATTGTTATCTACAAAATCTTTTACAGCAGGAAAAACACATTTATCAATATAATTCTTTAGTCCTGTTTGATCTTCAAAAGCGTTTGTTGTACCTGGAGTATAATTTGGATCAGGCACATCTGGTTGAACACTTGTATCTACTGGAGAAACAGTAACATTTGTTCCATCAAATGATACAGTTGATTCTCCTAGAATTACACTATTTGCATCTGAGTCAGAAACATCTTTTACAATTTCTGTATTTACATCTCTGTTTAAAGAATCTTTGTCAGAATCATTTTTTGCAATATTTGTTAAACTATTGTTTTGATCAAAAATAAAATATGCCATAATAATTATCCTTACGATTGTTCATCCACATAAAACATTAAACCGCCTGCTCCACCAGGGTTTCCAGGTTGTTGTGTATTGTTACTTGCAGGTCCTCCACTTCCACCTGTAGATCTAGTGTTTTGATAAAATATATTTGTGCTCAATGCGTTCGAGTATGTGCCTGGAGCACTTCCTGAAGTTCCGTTTCCTCCACCACCGTTTGTTTGTGATCCTTGGCCACCGTTACCTCCGTTGGCAGAAAATAAATTAGTTACGTTTGTATTTCCCCCGTTACCACCTGCGGTAGCTCCTGAGTTTTGAGCTCTTCCTGAAGATCCAGATCCTCCACCTCCTACATTGTAAGAGTAAGGTGTGCTTGCTTGCACAGCACCTCTAAACATTCCAGAGCCGCCAGATCCTCCATTTCCTCCAGAACGGTTCCATCCTTGATGGTTTCCACCACCACCGCCTCCGCCCGCAAAAGCAACAGCGTAAAATTTTGAGGCGTTCGCTGGAGAAGTGTAGTTACCACTTGCAGGTCCAGCTTGTGCAATCATAAGGTTCATACTATTTGCTCCTCCTGCTCCTGAAGTTGCAGAAGTAATTCTTCCTTGCGCATCAACCGTTATATCTGCAGTCGTGTAAGATCCAGCAGTAACTGATGTGTTTGCTAATTTGTCAGCAGTAACAGCATCGTCAGCTATCATGTCTGTTGCAACTTGTACTTCACCTACGTCTCCAGCAGATGCAGCACCAATCACTCTATTAGCAGTAGTTGTCTCTTGAATTTTTGCAAAAGTTACAGCGTGATCTGCTATTTGTGAAGTTGCAATAGTCCCTGAAATATTTGCAGCAGCAACAGTGCCTCCTAAAGTATCTAAAGAAATTTCTTTTAGGTTAGTTCCATCTGAATATGCAGCGTAAATTTTTGCTTGATCTAAAGTAAATCCTGATCCTGATGCAGTTTTAATTGTGAGGTTAGTTGGATTTGTCAAACCTGTTGCATCAAAGATGTAAAATTTTTCAATTGAATCTGGTATAGTACAAACTGTGCTCGCTGCAATTGTTGCAGTTGCAAATTTGATTACCATGTTTCTCGCGTTTGAAGCAGCACCATCACTCATTACAAGAGCAAGAGTACCACCACTTGATAAAGTTACTTGTTCAAATCCTGCTACAGCCTGTTGAATTAAGTTTAAGTTTGTGTTTGTTTTATCACCCCATGTACCAGCATTTTCACCGGTTGCCATTAGCTCTAGTTTAAGATCACTTGAATAACTTGATGCCATAAAAAATTCTCCTTAATAATTTTACATTTTACATTAACTAAGCAGCCAAATCAACTACCGTCCACGTATTGGATACCCCTAAATCTATCTCATTCCACGAAGTAATATTAGGGCTTCCTATAGATCCTGTCAATTGTATGCCTGAAGGTGTTACTAAAGCATCACCTGTTACAGGACCTTCTTCTCCTAAAGATGAAGTAATAGATAGTCCTGATACTCCTACTATTTGTGCAGGTATTTCTGAATGTTGTCCAAGTGTCATGGTAGCAGAAATGCCCGTAGCAGGTTCATTCGTGCTTTGTACTAGGGATATAGTTCCTTGTGTGAAAGATGCTTGAATACCTGTTACAGGCACATCAAGGAATAAGCCTGCTGCAGAGTTGCCTATACTTGAAGTTAAAGATATTCCACTTACTGATACATTTGCATCTCCAGTTACGGAAGTAGAACCCTGAGTAAAATCTAATTGATCTTCTGCGGCATTGACAAATATGTCTCCATCAATTTGAATTGAAAAACTTCCTTGTGTGAAGCTTGCTTGAGATCCACTTACAGCAACCGTTACATCTGTAAATGCTGTTTCGTTTCCAATAGAAGATGTTAAAGATTGTCCTGTTACTTGAACTGAGAAATTATCACCCCAAGCAAATTCACCCCATTCACCTCTACCCCAACCTTCTCCTGTTAAAATAGTCTCATCTACAGTAGCCGTTCCTATGCTTGATGTTGCTGAGATACCTGTGACAGGAACTCCGATACCAACAACGGTGCTACCAACACCAATAGACATGGTAACTACTCCAGGATCTACTAATGCTGAAGTTCCACCAACTGAAGTCCCAATGCTTGATGATAATGATATTCCTGAAACACTTACATCAGCGTTTGCTGTAACTGATTCAGAACCGATTGATGATGTTAATGATATGCCACTGACGGAGACTATTTCGTCAGAGAGATCTCCCCATTCTGATGCTCCCCATGTTTTTCGTCCCCATCCAGTAGCCATATCATTTTAATCCTTATGCTAATCTTAAGATCGCAGCAGATGTTGTAAATGCAGGGAACTGAATTGTAAATGTACCTGCAGTTGCAGTTTTGTCTCCACCGAAATCTAGTACGGCAACAGCGTCAGTAGTGTTAGAACCACCATCGGTTGTTGTGTTATAGATTAGTGCTCCTCTTGCAGTAAGAGTTACGTTTTCAAAAGAAAGATCCGCAAAATCAGTTATCGCAACTGAAGATGAAACTTTTACACCTTGATTTACTAAAGCTTTACCTCCAGCAGAGTAACCAGCCGGTGATGATACTTCGTTTGAAGTTGTATAGTTTTCAGTTGATTTACCTAAAGTTGCAGAACTTGTGTACATCGCTAACTTATAAGTGTCAGATGATGTATCGAAGTCATGCTTTCCTTGTAGCAACTCTTTTTTAAAAGTGTCACATATTGCATTTGTTGTTATTGCCATAATTGGCCTCCTTATTAATTTGTGTTTGGAGTAGGACTAGGAATTTGTATTCTTGGAACCCCATCGTCATACTCAGCTCGTCTTCTTCTACCCATTTGTTGTAGGGCAAAATTCTGTACTTCTTCATTGTACTTCTTTTCATATAGATTGTACATATCCATGGGCCCTTTTAAAAATCTAAAACACTCTGTAAGCACACCATGTAATAACATAGATTCTTGATATTTAGCTAAGTATGTTTGATTAGTAGAAGTAAATTCAGGTGGGTCTTTTATGTAATTTATTTGAACTGTATCTGCGGCAGCTGGTGTAGGTGCTACTATAATATTAAATTCATCCCAATTAGCATAATATTTTGGTTGTCCTTGTGTGCCTGTACCATTAAATTCAGATATAAAACTAGTATCTCTTTTTTCTAAAAAAGTTCTGTTACCACTCGAATCTAAATGCTCTACAGATCTTAAAACTAAAACATCTGAGGGCATAGATACAGCTCTATTCCCTGCTGTAAAATTAGAATTTGCATATTTACGTAAATCATCATAGTCAACTTTACCTGCTACATCTAATTCAACGTTTCTTATAAATTCCTGTATTTGAGAATCTGATAAAACATTACTTGAAACCTCTGTGTAGTTTCTTACTTGTGTTAAAAAATTTGCATGTGTTATTGCCATTATGAAATACTCACCTCCACTTGACCTATATTAGATAAAAGTTTTCTCCTTCTATTTTGTAAAGATGGATCTTCTGGAATCATGCTATGAATAATAGATGTAACCCCATTTCTTGTAATTTCAAAATCTTGTGTTTTAAATGCGAAGTCTCCAGGTAAAGATAAATTTGCGACACCAACTGAAGCACCACCTGAATCTGATATAGTAACATCATTTGAAAATTTTACTGATGGTTGTTGAAACTTCATGTTTCTTGTGTTTTGTAAGGCTATTGCATCAGCTGTGTTGTGTTTTCTTCTTATTTGAGGATGTTTAGGTTCAAATTCTGATATATGTACAAGAGAGCCATTCCACTCTTTTACCATTTCAGTGTAAGGAAAAGCCATACCTGATCTATCTGATATCGCTTGTGATCTTTTACCTGTTGCGTATTTTGCCATTACTTCCAACCTTTTTTAGCAAGTTTAGGTTTACCTTTTATTAAACCACCTGTAGATTTTTTTTCTCTTAAAATTTTATCGGGATAAATAAAAACACGATTTTTCATTTTTTTTAAACCTTCACTAGCTTGTTTATCTCCTCCAGCTCCCTTAATACCTAATTCTCTTTTTGAGATACCATACACTTTACCATCATCATCAACATAACCTATATCTCCTTTTCGAAATTTTTTTTTAGTCATTTTTAAACTCCACTAGGATAAAAAGATTGTGGCGTAATATATGTTGATGCTCTTTGACCATCTTCATCCAATGCTCTTTTTAATTGATCTTCATAAATTAATTTATTTTGTTGCACTAATTGTGGTGCATTTTTCATAGCTAGATAATACGCTAATCCTGCAACCATACATGGTAAAAATCTAAAAACTACATCAGCTTCATTTGTATAAACACCAGCATCTTCTATTCTTTTTATTACATAATATTTTAAAGTAGTGTAAGTATTTAAATCTGGTGCTTGATAAAGATAAATTTTTGGAGTTGTTTCTCTTTCAACATAGTATTGTGAAGGTTGTCCTGTAGCTAATTTGTTTGGTAAAGCTGCATATGCAGATCTATCAATTTTTGTAAGAGACACATCTTGTGTGTTTGCATTATTTGATGCTGCAGCAGTGGAAGATACAAAAGCTTCTAAAACATCACTTACACCGGCACTAACACTGTATTCAGCTTGTCCTGAAACTAGAGCATTTTCATGTAAAGCAACTTTCCATAAATGAATACCCCTATTAGCCCATTCTGCAAATAATAAGTTTAAGCTTGTTCTTGCAGATTTTAAACTATGACCACTAGTTGTAGTCATGCCGCATCTTTCATAAGCTTCTTGTATTATTTCTTCTATAGATAGGTCAAAACTAGTAGTTCCTGAAGTCGCCATTTTTATCCTTTTTACGGTTGTACAATTTCTTGGATTGTACCACTTTTTGACTAAACTTTGAAGACCTTAGACTTTTTGCTATATAATTTGGCAAGGACACGTTTTTTCTTCTTTTTTTCATCTCTTGCGCCTCTTAATTTGCCTTCTACTTGTTTTCTTATTTGTGATCTACCTATTGGCATTATATTTCAAATTTTATGTTTAATGTTACTCTTCCCTTATCTTTATCAATTGGCCATGAACTATGCAACCACTTACTCTTAAATAATTTAGCTTGGCCACCTTGATCAGGATATTTTTGACCTTTTATTGTTGTCCCTCCATCTGTCGTGCTCAAATTATATACGATTGAAAATTCGTTATCAGCATTTCCATCTACGTGTTCTGTAGTTGATTGATCTCGGCAATAATAATTATACATTATTCTAGTTATATTATTATAATTAAAGTCTAGTCGTTTACTTAATTGATTTAAGATAACAAAACTGTAAACACTTAAAAGTTCATCATAGGGAATTTCTTGATGTTCATTTTTTATTTGATATGAAAAACCTGAATGTTGTTCAATATCAGTAAAAGTTTTATTTAATATAAAATCTTGTTCTGAGTTATAGTTTCTACCCTTGATTGGAGTCCTATCTAATTGAAAATGACCAAAGGTAAAAAGATGTTTTAAAATTTTTATATTATCTTTATAATGAAGAATATCATCCACTAAAATTGGGGATTCAATTGTGTTGAGATCCATTAAACTAAGTCTTTTGCCTTTCCTATGATTGGTTTATACTTAGTTTTACCTTCAGATTTATAAGCATGCAAGAATTGTTTTCTTGGTTGGTCAGCAACATAGCTGCAGTGAATCCATCCCGAGTTGGGTTCACCCGGAGTGTAGAACTCGAGGATCAATTGATCTGGTTCAAGGTTTTTATAAATCCAATCAGCTAATTCAGCGTTGTCCACACCAATACATTCGAAATCGGCCGCCTCGGCTTTGGCATGTTGGCTGTTGACTGAGCTACCTATTTTTAGGCACAGCTGCTCGCTACGGAACCCGCTCGTCACCTTGACCCTGCCAAAATGGTCACGTACCGGCTGTAAAATATTTTCACATAACGCTTTTAATTTTTCTATCTGACCTGAGTTAGGATTGTTGTTTATATCCAAACGAATAGCAGTATCCGATTTAATTAATTCTTGAAGTGTAAAATTACGTGATAAATTCATATTACTCCTATTCTATAATTAATTTTTTAATTGATTTTGAGCCATCTATATTTGATTCTAATTCTGCCTGACCCTTCCAGCATTTATACATCACGTTTTCAGAATACTCACGCTCCGCATGTCTCTTGCCGCGTAAACATTGTGCCATACCCTCAGTTTGCAAACGTGCCTCTTTGATCTCTGCATTTACAAACATAAGTAGGGCTACCACAGACTCTATCATTGTGAATAACTCCCATTGCCATTGTATTTCATATCTCTGTTAGCATCTTTCAACGCTTCGATATCTATCAATACTTTGTCCATTTGCTTTCTTAAAAACTCGATGTTTACTTTATTTAAAGCCATTGATTCAAGTCGTTTATTTATACGATCTAAATTTTTGTAAATATCCTCCAGCATCATGAACTGCTCAGAATCTGCGGGAAGCGAACCTAGTTGTCCACGTGGCCATTTTATTCTAAAGTCTGTGTTCTCCGTTAAATCTTTTTCCATTAATTCTAATCTCGTGCTGTGTTGATTGAGCTTCTCTACAATACCAAAATACCCCCATACACCCATAGCTACGATTACTATTAAACTAGCAACCGTTTTCATAGGCATCTGTACTCGTGCTTCTTCTCCG